GGTCCCCGTCGTAGGCCGGGAAAAATGGGTGGGGGGTATCGGGCGGGTGGGTATAGGAGGTGAATGATGGGACGTAAGTCTTTGCCGGCGAATGTGCATATCCTGCGCGGGAATCCGAGTAAAAAGTCTGCGGCGGCGCTGCTGGACGAGACGATACGGCCACCGGTGGCGATCCCGAGCTGCCCGAAGCACCTATCGGATGATGCGAAGGCGGAATGGCGCAGGATCTCGAAACATCTCGAGCAGCTCGGCCTGATCACGGAGATTGATCGGGCGGCGCTGGCAGGATATTGCTCGGCCTGGGGCGATTATGTCTGGGCGGAGCGGCGGATCGTCCAGCTTAATGGCGAACGGCGGGATCCGAACGGAGGAACGATCGCGGCCGATGAGACCGGCGATCGCGGGAGAATTTGGGATACGCCGTCGGGGTACAAGCAGATCTCGGTGCCGATGCAGATCCGCAATCGCGCGCTTGAAATGATGGCGAAGTTCCTCGCGGAATTCGGAATGTCTCCGGCCGCACGGTCCAAAGTAACCGCCAGCGATCCTCAACTGGCGCTCCCGGGCGTCGGAGAGGTCAAGGAAGGCGGATGGGGAACATTCAAGTAGACCATGTTGCGGAGGCGACAGAATATGCACAGGAGGTGTTGGCCGGGCGCATCCCGGCATGTAAATGGGTGAAAGCCGCGTGCCGGCGGCAACTGGACGATTTGGAGCGCTGGCAATCGGACGAGTCCTGGCCCTACGAATGGCGGCCGGAGCTGGCGGACCGGATCATTCGATTCGTCGAAATGATGCCGCATGTAAAGGACGGCAAAGGCTGGCGGGCCGGCGAACGAATTCGTCTGGTCGCTGCGCAAAAGTTCGGCTATGCCTGTGTGTTCGGCTGGGTGCGAAAGGCGGATGGCACGCGGCGATTCCGGACAGTGTATGAAGAACTTCCCCGGAAAAACGCCAAGACGACGCGGCTCGCTCCAATCTGCCTGTACATGCTGACGGCGGACGGTGAGATCGGCGCCGAAGTCTACTCGGCGGCGACCAAGGAAGAGCAGGCACGGATCGTTTTCGATATAGCCCTGCAGATGGCACGGATGGAGCCGGAATTCCGTTCCCGCTTCGGCGTCGAACCTTATCGCAAGGCGCTGGTAGTACGCGAGACCGCCTCGTCATTCAAGCCGCTGGCGGCGGATGCGGACAGCCTCGACGGCCTCAATGTGTTTTTCGCCGCAGTCGACGAATTGCACGCGCACAAGACGCGCTCGGTCTATGACGTGCTGGATTCCGGCCGCGGCTCGCGCGCGCAACCGCTATTGTGGTCGATTACCACGGCGGGATCGAATCGCGCCGGCGTGTGTTACGACGTGCGCAGTTATCTCGTCAAGATTCTCAATGCCGTGCTGAAACGGCACGCCGGACTCGGGTACGCGGTGACCGGAGAGACGGCGGAGGACGAAACGTTCTGGGGCGTCATCTACACGATCGATGACGGCGATGATCCGTTCGCTGAGGCGAGTTGGATAAAAGCGAATCCGCTGTATGGCATCTCGGTCGATCCGGAAGATCTGCGGCGGATGGCGGCCGTGGCGCAAGTCCAGGCGCAGGCGCTCAACGAATTCCTGACCAAACGGCTCAATGTCTGGGTCAACGCCGATTCGGCCTGGATGAACATGCTGCAGTGGGATGCCTGCGGCGACCGGAATCTGAAGGAAGCGGATTTTGCCGGCCAACGCTGCATCGTTGCGCTCGACGCGGCGTTCAAGAGAGACCTGTTCGCAAAGGTCAAAGTGTTTCGGCGGGACAAGCATTACTTCGCGTTCGGCCGCTACTACACGAACCAGGACCTGGTCGAAACGAAAGGAAACGAGCACCTGGCGGCGTGGAAGCACGATGGCTGGATCTGCACCACGCCTGGCAACGTGCTCGACATCGAGGCGGTGCGCGAGGAATTGCTTGGCAAGCCTGATGAAAAGATCGACGGGGACCTGCAGCGCTTCGAGATCGGAGAATGCTGCTTCGATCCGGCACAATTGACGCAGTTCGCGACGGAACTGGGCGAGCAAGGTCTGACGATGGTCGAGGTCAGGCCGACGGTCCTCAATTTCAGTCCGGCCATGAAAGAGCTGGAGGAACTGGTCGCCGGCGGACGGTTTCATCACAATGGCGATCCGGTGTTGTCGTGGGCAATCTCGAATGTGGTGTGCCACCGCGACGCCAAAGACAATATCTACCCGCGCAAGGATGACGCGGCGAAAAAAATCGATCCCGCGATTGCACTCATCATGGCGCTGTCGCGGGCAATGGTCGGTCCGGAAGCAGAAAAAGAATACCAGCTGATCGTAATCTAGGTTTTCCCCAATCCAGGAGTTCCCTATGCCACCCAGCACCAGGCAGGACCGGCCGCTGCCGACGATCACGCTCGGAAACCGCCCGAACGGACTGACTTTCAAAACGCCGCAGCGCGCGCTTGCCAAATGGGACAAAAGTATCAAGGCCAAGGCGGCAAAATCGGCCGATTTCGAGATTGCGATTCTCGACGAAATCTTTCCGCCGAACGATTGGGGAATCGGGACCTCCGCCGAGAACATCCGGGAAAAATTATCGCAAGCGGGAAATTCCGCGGTGAAGGTCATCATCAATTCTCCAGGAGGAGATGCATTCGAAGGGATCGCGATTTACAACCTGCTGCGCGCGCATTCGGCGGGCGTGAGCACTGAAATCATCGGCCTCGCCGCATCTGCCGCGTCCATCATCGCAATGGCGGGAAAAAAGATCGTCATGGCAGAAGCCTCCACGATGATGATCCACAGTTCCTGGGGCCTGGTGGCGGGCAACAAATCCGATATGCGCGAATTCGCGGACACGCTCGACTCTCTCGATCGGGGGATCGCGTCCCTTTACGCCGCGAGGACCGGGCTCGATCAAAAGCAGGTCCTCGACATGATGGAGAAAGAGTCGTGGATGAGCGCGCAGGAAGCCCTCTCCCTCGGTTTCGCGGATGTCGCGGCAGAAGATAACGGAAAGAGCAAATCGAAATCGAGAGCCGACATGCGTCTCGGCTCTCTCAATCAGCAAGGGTCGATCGCCGCGTCCGGCAAGCAAAACCGACCCGCCGTTTTTCAAAGCACCTCTCTTCCCGGCGGCTCGGGGCTATCGCAATCCATCCATAAAGGACAAGGCATGAAAACGATTCAAGAGCAGCTCGCGGATCTGAGGACGGCGCGGGCAGACAAGTCAGCACGCATGAGTGAAATCACCGACACGATCAAGGCGGAGGATCGCCGCACGACCGATGAAGAGGCCGCGGAATTCGACGGGCTCTCTTCCGAAGTACGGGTCCTAGACGACGAGATCCGGCAGAAAACGGTCGAGGTCATGAATGCGGCCACCGCCCGACCTGTGTCGAGCGATCCGGCAGAAGGCTCGCGCAGCCGGGGCCCGACGATCATCATGCGCTCCGGGGACAAGGAGGACAAATTCCTGGGCCAGAGCTACACGCGAATGGTCATCGCCAAAGCGCTCGCGCACGTCCACGGCGATGGGGTGAGTCCCGCGGCGATTGCGAAATATCGCTGGGGCCAGTCCGCGCCTTCTCTGGTGCGCATTCTGCAAGCAGGCGAACTCGGTGCCGGCGGCGAAGCGACGGGGCAATGGGGGGCAGAATTAGTCACGCTGGAGCGTTATACGGGAGATTTCATCGAATATCTGAAATCCATGACCGTATATGATCGTCTGCCGCTTCGCGAGGTCCCTGCCAATATAACGATCAATGGTCAGGACGGGATCGGCGTGGGGTACTGGGTCGGTGAAGCCAAGGCGATACCGGCGTCCGAGGATTCATTCTTCAATGTATCCCTCAAGCCCCTGAAAGTGGGCGCAATATCGGTACTTACGAACGAGCTTATTCGGGACAGTTCTCCCTCCGCGGAAATGATGGTCCGCGATAAATTGGGAACAAAAAGCGGGCAGCGCATCGATGAGACGTTCCTTTCCACCGATGCGGCGGTCGACGGCATCTCGCCGGCCGGTATTCTAGCCTCTCCATTGGCCGCACTCAGCACCCTGGGCAACGACGCAGATGGAGTCCGCGCGGACAACAAACAGCTCTACACACCTTTCATCACAGCCAAAAATGCGAGCGGCCTGCAGATGGTGATGAATCCGGCGACCGCGAAGGCGCTGCAGCTGATGGTGAATGCGCTGGGCGTCGCGGAATTCCCCGGCATCAATACCGGCGGCGGAACGCTTCTGGGTGACTCGGTCGTCACCGGGGACAATGTCGATACATCAACCTTGATTCTACTGAAACCGAGCGACATTTATCGCATCGGTGACAGCGGCGTACGGGTGGAGGCTTCTCGGGAGGCGATGATCGAACAGAGCAGCCAGCCGACGGGCGAGGGTTTCTCCCCGACCTCGGCGTCTTCGGGCATGGTCTCTATGTTCCAGAACGAGCAGACGGCGTTCAAGATCGTGCGCTCGATCAATTTTGCGAAACGTCGAGCTACCGCCGTGCAGTACATCAACGACATCGCCTACGGCACGACGACCGTCTGAGCCTAAAAACTCGTCAGCCACGCTGACATCTGAGACGCCCGGGCCAACCACCCGGGCGTTTTCTCTGGAGACCGGATGAAAATCACCATGCGAGTCCTGAAGCCGGGACGGGTGCGCGGCAGAATGCGCGCCATCGGCGAATTGATCGATTGCTTCAGCCGCGAGGCAAGGGTCTTCGAGCTGATCGGTTTTGCCGAAAGAGAGCCGGATCCTCCGATCCGCGAGACGGCTCCCGTTGATAGGCCTGGAAGCTGGCCTTTTCCGATTTTCGAAGCGCCGTTGGTCCCCGATGGCGCGGGCGTTGCCCAAGAGGCGGAAACCGAGAGCAAACCGACGGAGACTCCCTCGAGGAGCAGGCGCAGACAGCGGCGGGATAATGGCGATCCCACCGAATAAGAAGCATCGTTTTCTTGCGTGGACGATTGCTGTCTTCCGGTCCGCGCTCTCTTTTTTGTTTTCCGCTGTGTTGTGGTGCGTCCTTTTGGGGGCGGCCGGAGAGGCATTGATCCTCTATGGCATCTATCTCCTGGCCGGCGTCGCATGGACCTGCATCGCTGTGGGAGTGCCGTTCATTGTGCTTTCCGTAATCATCTTTAGAGGTATGCGTGGCGACTAAAGCCATGAGTGTATTTCGGGCGATCGCGATTGCGGCCCGCCGCAATCTGACGCTGTCCGGGGTCGATGATCGCGGAGGCTGGCGGACGATCATCCGCGAGAGTTTCATGGGCGCGTTCCAGCGCGATGTGTCCATCAGCGCGGACATCGCCCTGCAGAATCCGACGGTCTATGCCTGTGTGACGCAGATCGCGGGGGACATCGGGAAGCTCGGGCTTCGTCTCACCGAATACGATACCGAGGACGAGATCTGGATCGAGAGCCAGAGCGCCGCGTTCTCACCGGTAATCAGAAAGCCGAATCGCTACCAGACCCGGCAGAAATTCATCGAGCAATGGATCATCTCAAAGTTGATCCACGGCAACAGCTACATCCTCAAGCAGCGCGATCTGCGCAAGATGGTGGTTGCCCTCTACCCGCTCGACCCCAATCGGTGCCGGCCGCTGGTATCGGATTCTGGGCAGGTCTTCTATGCCCTCAATTCTGACTATCTCTCCGGCCTGGAGCGTGACATACCGGCCGTTCCCGCCTCGGAGATCATCCACGACACGATGGAATGCCTGTTCCATCCGCTGGTCGGGGTCCCGCCGCTCTTCGCCGGCGGGCTGCCCGCCTCGCAGGGACTCGATATACAGAAGGGTTCATCGTCCTTCTTCGCCAACAACATGCAGCCAGGCGGCATCCTCCTGGCACCGGGAAACATCAGCGATGCAACCGCGCTGAAACTCAAGACCTATTGGGAGGAAAACTACACCGGAAAGAATGCCGGGCGGATCGCGGTGCTCGGCGACAACCTGAAATACGAGCCGCTGCGGCAGACCGCCGTCGACTCGCAGTTGATCGAGCAATTGAAGTGGACCGACGAGAAAATCTGCTCGGTGTTCAAGGTGCCTCCGTACAAGGTCTATGTGGGGGAAATGCCGACCTACAACAATTCGGAAGTGCTCGACCGGATTTACTATTCCGGCTGCCTGCAGCGGCTGATCGAGGCGGTCGAAGCGCTGCTGGACGAAGGGCTCAATCTGCCCGACAAGTACTATCCCGAGTTCGATCTCGACGATCTGATGCGGATGGATACGTCGCTCAAGATGAAAACCGCGGCGGACGCGGTTGGTGCGGCGATCTATTCACCGGATGAGGGACGAAAAAAATTCAATCTTCCCCGGGTAGCGGGCGGCAATACGCCGTATATGCAGCAACAGAACTATTCGCTGGCGGCGCTTGCCAAGCGTGATGCAAAGGCTGATCCGTTCGAAAAAGCTTCGGGCGCGACGCCCACATCGGTCTCTCCGCAAATGCCAGAAGCTCACGCTGGGCGCAGTTTGGCGGAGCAATTGGCAGAGGAGCTCGCGGCATGACGGAAGCGAAGGCTCTCGCAGCAATTGTACGTGATTTCGTGTCCCGATCAATTGCACCGGTAGTAGCAAGGCTGGATGAATTTTCCTCGCGGTTGAATGCGCTGCCGGCTGGCACGCGCGGCGAGAAGGGCGATCCAGGCTTACCGGGTAAGGACGGCGAGAAGGGCGATCCGGGTGTGCCTGGCAAGGACGGCGTTCAGGGCCGCGATGGCCGTGACGGGGCGCCTGGAGAACGCGGCAAGGACGGCGTCGATGGCAAGGATGTCGACATGGACCGGATTGCGGCGCTCATCCATGCGGAAGTCAATCGGGTAGTGGCTTTGCTGCCGCCCGCAAAGGACGGGCGGGACGGCAAGGATGGGAACGATGGCGCACCCGGCCCGGCCGGAGAGCCGGGTCAGGATGGCAAAGATGGTGCGGACGGCGCGCCGGGTCCTGCTGGAGAGCGGGGCGCGGATGGGAAAGATGGGATCGATGGTGCCCAGGGCCCAGCCGGAGAGCGGGGTCAGGATGGCAAGGATGGGATCGATGGCGCCCCGGGCCCAGCCGGAGAGCGGGGCGCGGATGGGAAAGATGGCGCGGACGGTGCGCCGGGTCCTGCTGGAGAGCGGGGCGCGGATGGGAAAGACGCGGATATTTCGGCGATTAACACCGCAATAGCGGCGTGCGTGGATCGAGCAGTGGCAGCGATTCCGCCGGCGAAAGATGGCAAAGATGGCCGCGACGGGAAGGACGGCACACAGATTCATCCCGATTCGATTGCAGTGATGGTGCGTGATGCGGTCGACAAGGCAATCGCCTCAATACCGCAAGCGAGAGATGGGCTTCCCGGCGTTCCGGGTCTTCCGGGCGAAAAGGGCAAGGACGGAGCCGACGGACGCGACGGGACGGACGGCAAAGACGGGTTTTCGCCGGACGATTTCGATGTCAGCACTTCCGATGGCGGACGGACGATCGTATTTATTTTGCGCAACGGAGACAGGGAAGTCAGGCGAGAAATCAGGACCGCAATGCCGCTCCATCGCGGAGTGTATGTTCTCGGCTCGAATTATGCAGCGGGAGACGCCGTGACTTATGGTGGGTCGACCTGGATGGCGCAGGTCGACACCGCGGAAAGCCCAGGCGGCGAATCGCGAGACTGGCGGCTAGTGGTGAAACGCGGCCGCGATGGCAAAAGCGCTGAATTGAGATGATCGAGCCGGTGAGCCTCGACGAGGCCAAACTGCAATGCAGGGTCACCAATTCCGCAGAAGATGACCGGTTCGAGACGATCCTGATTCCGTCGGCTCGGCTGTGGGCGGAAGAATTCACGGGAAGGAATCTGACGCTCGAAAGGGAAACGGTCTCGCTGGACAGTTTTCCGGACGGCAGCCCGCTCTTGATTGAATTGCCTTCTTTGCCGCTGCGCGACAAGGTTGCGGTGACCTATACGCCCGTTGGGGATTCCTCTCCGATGTTGACGAACGTCGCCTTTGAAGATTTCACCGTTGAGACGGTGGACGGGGTCGCGCGATTGGTCTCTGGAAGCAGTCCCGCCTGGCCGGAAGCAACGGCGGTCACGATCAGCTATCTGACCGGGGAAGCGGATTC